TGTCGCAATTTGCACCAGCGCTTCGTAGTCTTAGTAGTTTAACCATAGAGGAAATGCTTGACCTTGACCGTTTAAACATTACATTGCACCGTAAGCCGGTAGAACTAGCACCAAATTGGATACTAGCCCATGGGGATGAAGGTGCTATGAGTCGTATTGCGGGCGGAACTGCAATGAATTTAGCAAAACGCTATGGCAAAAGTGTCGTCTGTGGACACACGCACCGTTTGGGTTTACAAGCGTTTACTACATCACTTAATGGAAAAGTTACTGAACAGTTGTATGGTTTTGAAGTAGGAAACATGATGCGTTTAAACGCTGCCCATTATGTGGGTGGCTCTGCTAACTGGCAACAAGGCTTTGGTTTATTAACAGTTAAAGACCGTCAAGTATTTCCTACTCCTGTGTATCTACACAAGGGTCAATTCATAGTTAATAACAAACACTATGCCTGATTTTTTGGAACCTATCCGTCAGGTGGGCGGTGACGGCAGACGGGAAACTGCTGCCGTTCACGCTTTATCTAGGCTCTATCCAAACTGGCGCTTCTATCCTACGCCTAGGTTTTACTTTACTGACTTCCATCTAACTTGGTTGCATGATAACGGTAGAGAAAATTATTTAGGCGACATAGAAATTAAGTGGCTGTCCATAGATAGCAGTAAGTCAGCAATCTTTCCATTTAATAAGTTGCAACAGATGCTGATTAGCCCGCCATACCTAGACAATCCTGATACCTTTCACCGCATTTGTTTTAGATTTACTGACGGAACTTTATTGATACCAGTTAAAGAACTAGGTGGATTGATGCCTGAGTTTAATGTTCGCCACGACACAAACGAGCGTGACCTTGTGGTCAGAGTTAGTGCTATGATGTTTAAACAGTACTGGATTGATTTAATAATAAAGGAGTAAGTGTGGAATTGCAGGATGTTGAGAAGTCCCCATTGTGGGATACGGTTTACAAGTTGGCACGCACCGCATCAAGGTACTCAGCCAAGATAAACCGTAATGCTGTGCCTGTTGAGGACATCTTTCAACATCTAATTGTTTGGGCTTTATCCCATTGGCACAAGATTGATGAGTGGAACGAACAACAATCTTTAGCGTTTAAACTGCGCCGTACCTATGCTAATGAAGCGCAGAAGTTTGTTACGAAAGAGCGTGCTTACAAGTCCCGTGTATCTACAAGTGATTACTTTTATTACACACCTGAAATCTTGCATCAATTATTACGAGATGTATGGGACTATGAAGGCTGGTTGGATACGCCTGATTTGAGTAGTGAGTTCGTCAGCAAGACATCTAAGGTTAACGAAGGTAACAGTAGGATTGCTTTGCTATCGGATGTAGCCAATGGATTGCGTGGTTTAAACGAGCAAGATAAGAACCTTCTCCGGCAACGATACGCTAATGGTGGCATGGACTTTGATGTGTTAGCCGTTGTGTATGAGATGACCGAGGAAGCATTGCGTAAGCGGGTGCATAGGGCTATCAAGAAACTTCAAGATAGACTGGGTGGAGAGCCACCTATTTGGTCAAACCGTAGGAGAATAGTCAGGTCAAACGCTCAGGCAAGAGCAGAAACACAGAGGCAAGAGTGAAAGACTTTGGCAGAACATCCGTTAATGTTGGTTTAAACAAGTGGTATGCTTTTGGTTTAGGCTTTGACTTTTACCCAATCGTTGAGATGATAGAGGATACCAATGATGCATTAGTCCTTGCCCGTGCTTTGCATTTAGATTTTCTTTTCTTTTTTATTCAGATAACAGTCTATCCGAAAGTGAGATGGTATGAGTAAGGAAATAAAAGTTGGTAAGTTGTGGTTAAGTTTTGGTTTTTCATACAGGCGCTTTGCCGTTGGCTTTTGTATTGATAGATACCACATTGATTTAGATTTATTCTTTGTATGGGTAGGTGTTGAGTTTTGATTATCGGACTATCGGGCTACGCCCAATCAGGTAAAGATACAGTTGCAGAACTATTGTGTTTAAACTATGGGTTCAAAAGGATTTCATTTGCTTTACCTATGCGTGATGCTGTCTATACATTGAACCCTTTTCTTGAAAGTGGTAATCGTGTTGCAGATTTAGTTGATGAGTATGGTTGGGATGTAGCCAAGGGCAATGCCGAAGTCCGTAGATTGCTGCAAGTATTTGGAACTGATGTTGGTCGTGAATTATTTGGTGAAACATTTTGGATTGACCAAGCGTTTAAACGAGCAGCCGAATACCAGCGAGTAGTATTTTCTGATGTGCGTTTTCCTAATGAAGCCAAGGCTATTCAGAATAAAGGTGGTGATGTATGGCGTATCAATCGTCATAACCACGCACCAGTTAATCATCACATCTCAGAGCATGCAATGGATAATCATTTGTTTAAACATGTAATCTATAATGATGGAACTCTTGATGATTTAAGTGATGAAGTCTTTATGCTTGCTAAAGAACTAGGGCTATAAAAGGAACAACACCCGCTGGGACTGGAACCATTGGGTGTTGTTCAGGGTAAAACTTATCAGATTAGATGCTTGCTTGCAAGTGATGGGTCAGCAACTCCAATCCTTTGAGCGTGTCGTATCCGCCTTCTATCATGGGGGCTAGTGCCTGCCCAAATCCCTTCTCGTTCATGGCACAATGCCCACTCTAAACACATGGCTTTGACTGGACAATCACCGCACATCCGTTTAAACAACGCTCGCTGGTCTGTTGTTAGTTCATTGTTCTCAGGATAAAACAATTCCGTATCAATCCCCACACAATTACCCTTCGCAAACTCGGTTGAGTTATACGAAAGATAATTGTATGAAAGGTCTGCTATTTCTTTGCTTGCTATTACTCTATGATGTTGTGGTTTAAACGACATCAATACCACCGCTTGGCAAGGAAGTGTGCGTATGCTTTGCACGGGGAACCTGCGTAGCGGTGGTCTAGGTATGCGAGTCCTGCTTCAACTTGGATGTATCCGTCAGATGTCTTTTCGTATCCAACATTTTTCCATGTGGCTGGCATGAATTGTGCTATGCCGTATGCGCCACTTGATTTGTTCTCTGCTTTGTTTCGCCAATTACTTTCGGCTGTCCATAGCGCCCATAAGCACGACCATTGTTCTACTTGATTGCGTTGCATAAGTAGATTGATTGCATGTAATTGATAATTGTTAGTGTGATAAGCAACCAATCCAACCGCTGGCTGCGGTGGGCTGGCTGATGAGATGGCTGTACTTGGTGCTGCTTGATAGCCAATGAGTAAGCCCAGCACAAACGCTGTTGCTGCCACCGTTTTAACTCCACGGGTGGTCAGGGTGCTGCGTTTAAACTTACGCTTACGCATCTGTCTTGATGGCTTTGCGGTTTCTTTAATCAGGGGATTGTACTTGCTTGCTTCGTTAGGTTTCATGCTGCTTTCTCCCACTCATGTAGTTCTCTCGGTTCCCAAAAGGTTTCAATAGTTGTTAACCAATAGTCCGAGATGTCTGTGTCGTACCCTTCACCATCATCTGTGCCAACAACAATCATGTTGCCTTTGATGTTGTCCCAGTATGTAATGTTGCCAGCCAGTAGGCATAGCAGCGTTGCGTTGTTGTTGAAGTCAAGGTCATGTATCTTGCCTTCTTCATTTATGTATGCAGTTGCGTTAGGCAAACGCATGATTTCAATAAGTCCGCCCACACTTTCCTGCATTTTTTCTAGTGAGTCAAATACCCTGCGTGCGTATGTTCCGTCAGGATAAAGGACAACACCCTTGGTTGCTGGATGATTAGCCATGTTTAAACACTCTCCTTTGCAGGTTTGTGATGCCATCTGTTTTCAATAGCAGTATTGATTTCGGTTCGTATCTTTTGTGCATCAACCGCAACCGATTGAATTAAACTATCTTGTGGATACGCATGTGCAAGGTTGCCAACCCTACGCAATACACCATCCAATGCGTTTGCTGTGTCGTACCAAATTAGTACGCCATTTTCGTACACTTGCACCGTCATAGCGACTCCAGTTCTGTTGTGTTTAAACGGTTGTTTGTATGTTTAACAATCAATCCTTCACCTTTGTCTATGCATAAAGCATCCAGTTGAATTGCTAAGTTGTATTGCCCATCATCACCTTCACTTGGTTGATAGGTAGGAACCCACTCAGGTTCAAGGTTGTACTCAGCGTGGTTTTCATCTTTAAACCACCACATTTTGTAGCCTTCACGCTCATCCCATAGGAGATGGACATAGTATTCATCCCCTTGGTATGTGAAAGTGATGTCCTTTGTCCACACTCGGTCAATGTGGAGATGCTTGCTAACTTTAATGGCAGCCATGTTTAAACACGCTCTTTGTAGCAGCCATTGCAGACTTGATACTCAACGGTTTCTCCGTTGGTCATAACCTC